AGTTCAAGATACGAATAATGCTGATATAGTTTCCAACGAGAGAGAATACATTGGTGACAATCGTGATTCTTTCTTGGACGAAGGACATCAAGGATCATTTGCGCCTTATTTAAGCAAGACTAAACAAAATCCGATGGATGCAGTTTACAATTTCATCGATGATCAGTCTCCAACTCGTGAAAATTATCCAGATTATAAGTCAATAAAAGAACATGATCAAGAGAAAGATATAATGCCACAAGTAGGTGTATTTAATAACGATGCTGGTGGTAGAGGTTTCGGTCCAACCGAGAATTATGGCGGGTTCTTTTATGATTAAGAAAGCTTATGCAGTACAAATGAGCTATGATGTAACTGATGCCGAGAAAACTCAGGCAGAAAAGGCTCTTTTGTATTTTTCGCATGCTTTAAAGATGTTGAATTTGGCTGATGAACATCTTAACATTATGAAAACTCCTTTTAAGGATAAGCCTGATATCAGTCCAGAAGAAGTAATGAAGGCAAGAGCCGCTATTCGTCGTTTTAGAGATAAGGCTATTGATAATTTCAACGAATTCAAGCATGCCGCTTTCAAATGTGTCAATGCTATGCAGTCTTTTGCGTCGGACACTCAAACAGTCAAATTAATGAAATCATTTGTTACTTCTATTGATGAACTAGAGATGAAAGTAAACGATTTTGTTGATCTATTTAATGACATGGAGTCCAAAGAGTTTGCTAAAAATGTCGTGACTGCCATTGAAGGTATTCAAAAAGACTGTTCTGAAATAGAAGAGATTATTGATGAAAGAATCAAGTCTCATATTCAAACTAATATATTAGCTACAAGCTGGGTAGACTCTGTTAGCAATGAACTGCAGACAAAAGTGGAGCAAAAGACTCCATTAATCTTGGATTTGTTTAATAAAAGACAAGATCAGCTCAACGATATGATAAAAGAGAGAAGCTCACAATTAGGCGACTAATTTCGCTAGAAGATAGGAATATTACTATATAATAAGTAACGTTAATGCCAGATGGTTAAAAAATGTGGCAATAATCCATTATAATAATTGAAAAGCTATTGTGATTCTCCCACTTGGAGATAAAATGTTCATAAAACATGGTGATGGTAAAATAGTAACTGTTCTTGATGAGGAAGACTTAACTGAGGAACAAAAGAAAGCCGTTAAGGAATCAAGACAATTGGTCAAACAATCTGACCAAGGAACTGATGCTTCTGAAGTGAAGAAATCAGGGAGATAATTCATGCCTTTTATTAAATTAGGTGAGCTCATCGAAATCAGCAGAGTGGAAAATACAGAATCCTGTATTCCACAAGTAAGTCCTGAGGTTTTGGAGAATTTTAGAAAGATTGCCGCCAATCTAAAAAAGATCGCTCCTAAAGCAGAAGACTTTTTGTATTTCTCTGCTATCATGATGCACGCAGCCGAAGCTGCGTCACTCAATGACGATGGAACTATTAGACTAACTGCTTCCGGCAAGCCCGTTGAAGTAGGTTGGGACAAAGCCGGTGGTACCTGGAAATGGACCACTAATGATCCAAGCATTAAGCCTTATAAGAATTCTAATGGAGACATATTTCCAGAGGATGAACTGGTAAGAGCACATAAAAAGTGGAAAGATAAACCTCTTTGCATTGATCATAAATCAAACTCAGTTGATCATGTAAGAGGTTTTATTGTTGATACCTATTATGACCGCGCCTTGAAGAGAGTCGTCGCCCTATGTGCTTTAGATAAAGCAGGATTCCCACAATTAGCTAGACAAGTTTCTACTGGAATGTCTAACTGTGTTTCTATGGGAACGGCTGTTGGAAAAGCCATCTGTACAGAAGCTGGATGCCACCGTGTCGCTCGTACCGAATCAGATTTTTGTAACCACATGAAAACTAAGAGTGGTTACGGTGAAATTAACATTGATTTGAATCCTTTAGAATTATCTATTGTTGTAAATGGAGCAGATCCAAAAGCCAATATTAAGAACATTATAGCCGCAGCTAATACAATGAATACCTATTTAGAGAATAGGGCAAAAGTATTAGAAAGAATGGCTTCTCGTTATTCTGCCACTATTATTAAAAGTAACGAAGGTGAAGGATCTGAGGTATCAGATACCAATAGCATTCAAGTTCAAGGCAATGATTTAGCAGCTTTCAGGGAAGATATTGATAGGGGACTTCAGCAGCTAGAATCCCTTAATTCAAAAATTTCTGAAAAAGATACTAATGATCTTGCATTTAATCAATCGTCAGGTACTGTCGCGATGGATGAAACCGAAGTACCAAACACAGATTCTGTATTGGCTCCGCCAAGTGTAAGATACGCCTCCACTGAGGCAGAATCCATCACTGAGCTTCGCAAGATTGCAAATGCCATTGAAGACAAGCTCAGCGTTATGAAACAAAGCTTAGATAAGTTAGCAAAGAACTCTAAATCAACAGAAGAGGAAACTATGTCTGGATCAAAAGAAATGAATAAAAAAGGCTATTACCAAGGTACTGAGGAACCAACTCCTGGTCAAGCCAAGTATCCAAAGGATCCTCTAAATGAACAACTTCGTGAGAACGAGGATAAACAAATGGTTGGTCAACCACCATTCCCAGATGTGGGTCCAGTCGATGGTATGCATCCTTCTCCAAGTTCCGCTGACCCTTCTAACGAATTAGAACGTAAGAAGATGTTAGCTCGTGCTGAGGCTGAAGAGCGTGCATTACGTCGTAATGCTATCGTCAACCTTGCCAAGCAAGCTCTTGAAGATAAGAAAGCTTACATCCAAGGTGGCGGTGGCGTCAATGAGCCAACCCCAGGCAAAGTTAAGTATCCAAAAGATAAACTTAACGAAGAGCTTCGTAACTACGAAGACAAGCAAATGGTTGGTCAAAAGCCATTTCCAGGTGTCGGAGCCGTAGATGGATTGCATCCATCTCCAGGGTCTGCTGAGACCTCTGATGAATTAAAGCGTAAGGAAATGCTACAAAGAGCATCCTTAAGGGCTAGATTCGTCAAAGCCGCTAACTCAGACGGCAGCTTGAATCAAGCTAGAAGTTCTTGGGAAGTTTATCTAGGAGAGAAGTTATTGCTAACGGCTTCTGTCAAAGAATTATCCGGTGGTCAAATTGACAAGTATGGTTCCATTGCTACTCGTGAATTTGGTACACAATTGATTGAGAATGTAAAGTTCTATGGTGCTGACAAGGTTCGCTCTCTAGTAAAGAGTGCTCAAGCAGCTCCACCTCCAGCCGCTCCTCCTGGTCCTCCAGCAGATGCAGCTCCTCCAGTAGATGCAGCTCCTCCAGTCGACGCCCCTCCAGGTGGCGAAGATACTGGCAAAACTGGCGATCCAAAGGAGTCCGCTGTTGATTTGGCTGAGAAGGCTAGAGACGTAACTTCTGATTTGGTTGAGGCTGTTAGAGCTTTAACTGGTGAACAAGCTGAAATGGGCGAAACAGAAGCCCCAGCCCCAGATATGGGTGCCTCCGCTTCTGATGAAACCTTTAGTACTGCTAATATGGGCTTCTTAAGGAGAGAGCTTAACAAAGAGCTAACTCATGCGCTTAAAGAAACCATTGCACAGCTTAATGATCACCAAGAAGAGTTGGATATGATCGCAGGAATGTACGACAAGGGTTCAATCAACAACGGAAATGGTGAGTTTGTTGGCTCTATCGTAGAAGACGCGTTAAATGAAGCCAAAGCTGCAATTGCGAAGGGATTCACACTAATGGGCGCATTCGTCAAGTATGCTCGTGGCACTAAGGCTATCGTCAAGCGCGCTGAAATTGAAGCAGAACTTGAGGCACTAGCTGAGGGAGATATTATGAGCACAGAACATGACAGTCACTCTGATAGTGACTTGATGAGCCTAATCAACGAAACCAACGCTGATTTGGATGATGTTAAGGATATGATGGTAGATGACAATGATCACATGGGTGAAGACGAAGGTCTTGAGCCACATGATGAGGGTATGGAAGGCGATCTTGACCTAGAAGGTTTGGGTCTAGCCGATGATAATGACGCAGGTCCAACTGTTGAAGTTGCTCCAGGTCAGAAACTTCCAGAAGGTCTTGGCGATGACGCAACCGTAAAGGTTATGGCAAGCTTTGATTCTAAGGCTGGTCGTGCCGCTCTAAGAGCCAAGCTAGCTGCTGACGCAACTGGCAAGGAAGATGACGGTTCACTTACCGATATGTCCAAGCAAAAGTTTAGCGACATGCTAGACCAAGCAGATCGTCTAGCTGATGGACAAACTAAGTTGGATGTAAAGCCATCTGACAATTTGGGCAGAGTTGAGACTCTTTCAGAGATTAACAAGGAAATGTTGGAGTTAGCCAAGGCTCCACCAAAGGTACGTAAAGAGGCTGAGGCTATCCACAAGTTGGTTAGCGAGGGCAAGCTTGACCCAGCCGATTTGGATGCACTAGTTGCAGAAGGATTGGATAAGGATGCTGTATCTTACTACAAGAAATACTTTGGTGAGGTTGAAGGCGGTGGAGAATTTGCCAACGAGCTTGTCAAAGAGCACGCCAAGGCAGAGCTAGAGAAGGAATTGAATACCTTCAAACTAAAGATGGCAAGAGCTTATGAGTTGACCTATGATATGGTTGACCGTGGTTTGGTAGCCAACGATAGAGGAGTCATTTCTGCTCACGTTGAAGAACTAATGAGCTTCAACGAAGCTAACTTCGAAACCTTGAAGAAGGTTGTAGCAAAGCACTCCCCATCTATGCGTAAGGAGGCTGGACGCATGCCACAAGTTGGTATGTTAGGTTCTGGCGAAGTCAACTCCGCTGCCGCAGATGATGATTGGTCTCAATTATCAGCAGCCTTTTCTAAGACTTCCAAGAGAATGTTCTAAGAATTAAACACCAAATTAGAGGATACGATGAAAAATAAAAGTGTATCAGATTTTGTGGCTGCAACCATGGATGCAGTCCTAAGAAGCGAAGAGCACAAGTCTCTTTTCGGCGCTCAATATAAGTTTGCTTCAGATGAGAATGATGCAAAATGTCCAAAGTGTGGTTCCGACAAATGCTCTTGTGGTGATTCCATGATGGCTGACGACAACGACGCTAAGAAAAAGAAGATGCCACCTTGGCTACAAGACAAGAAGGATGAATCTTCTGCTGACGACAATGATGCTAAGAAAAAAGAAGAATCTTCTTCCAGCTCTTCTAGCGATTCTAGTAGTGCTGATGACGATGACAGCTCTTATGCCGATGATGAAGACCTAAAGTCTTCTGCTGCATTCGATGTTGCTATCGACAGCCTACTAACTGCTTCTGCCGCTCTTGATTCTTTGGGATTGGGAAGAGGCTCTAGTTTAAGCTTGAAGCTTGCATCTCTAGTAGTCCAGGCAAAGAAGAAGGATAAGGACTCCAAGAAAGATTCTAAGAAGGATTCCAAGAAGTCTTCCGACTCCAACGCCGCAAAAGACAAGGCTGCAAAAGAAAAGGCAGCTAAGGAGAAGGCAAAGGAAAAGGCTAAGAAAGACGCCCAAATGGCTAAGGATAAAGCTGCAAAAGAGAAAGAAAAAGAGAAGGCAGCTAAGGAAAAGGCTGCCAAAGATAAGGCTAAGTCTTCTTCAAAGAAGTAATTAACCTAAAATAAGGCAGGAAAATGTTTAAAAACAGCAGTGTTGCGGACGAATTGCTTCGTTCCATGGAAAAAACTTTGGTCTCAGCTCAAGTAGAGAACAAATATGGGTTTGATAAGTTGGCTAAAGCTGCTGATTATCTAAATGCTGCCGCTGCTGTGTTTGAAAAAGCAGGAATGCACAAACAAGCTATTGAAGTAACCGAAGTCTTGCAAGGATTGTTAACTCAACTATCCAGCAAGACTTCTACTTTATGAGGGCACATGATCAAGAAAAGCGTCTTTGAAGAAGATTTAGTAGCAGGCATGCATCGTGAGTTAGTTAAAAATGCTACCTCCCAAGACCCAGAGGGTGTGGAGACAGCAGTAGACTATCTCAATTCTGCTATTGATATTTTTGAAGATGCTGGTATGAAAGCTCAATCTGATCAAGTATTGAGAATTCTAGCCAAAATTGCCATAACTCGCCCACAACAGTATCCATCTTTGCAAGCTCTTATGGAGCATGGTGTTACTCCAGGTGATTTAAAGGATATAAGTAAAGATCAATTTTCTAGAGCTAGAGTTAATTTAGCTTTGAGAAAATTAGGCTATTCCGATGAGGAAATTGCTGGTTTTCTAGGTATTAAAAACCTAATGAGCGAAAAAGAAGCTCTAGAAATCACGAATCCAGAGGGAACTTTTAGTAAAATCTTGAATTGGATGCAAAATCCAAAAGAGGTTTTTCCATCTGCCGAGCTTAAAGAGGGAGATGAGTTCAATATTTCTAGTGTAGCTCAAGATCATAATTTTGCCAACAAAAAGCCAAAGGATCCAAGAAAAATTAGTGACCGTCACACCAAGGGATTAACCCCTGATAAGATGGTTAACAATTTGAAGAATCATGGTACTGTTTTTAACATGGCAGATGATAGCAACGCCGGCGACACTAACGATATTGACATTCCACAGCCAGAATCTTTTGAAGAAGATTATCAAAAGTATATAAGGATGTTAGAACATCAAAAAAAGAAAAAAGTCACCCAGGATGACATTGATCCAGATTTGGCGGGCTTGATTGAATTAGATGCTGCCTCTGAATATGATCTATTGAGCATGGCTCTTGATACAAATGAAGTTGATATTCCTCAACCAGATACTTTTGATGAAGATTATCAAAATTATATGAGAATGTTAGAGCGTCAGAATAGAAAAAAGATAACTAAACACGATATTGACCCTGATTTAGAGGGTTTGGTTGAATTAGATTCGACTGATGCAGATGATTTGTTAAGTTTAGATATTGGAGAAGGCTCATTAGAGGTGTCCGAACATCCAGAGGTTGAAGATTTCGAGGATGAAAGAGACTAATTATACGTTATATTAAGTATGAGCGCGGTATAGATAACAAAGGACTCTCATGCTTAGATTAGTACAAGTAGGAAATACACTTCCAGCCAGTTTTATTTGCGATCCATCCGGCGAATTTCAGCCCGGACAAGTTGCCGAATTAACAGTTATTGGTAACCAAGTAATGGCAACCGTGAGTAACGGAACTGCTCCACTAGGTATTATTGACGATATTAAAACCAAAGCATTTACTAATGTTTCTTGGAACGAAGTAGTAATCGTCCCAGCAATCGGCGCCCCCGGTCCTGGTGGTAAGATTGTTACCCCAATTGATATTAAAGCAGAACTAAAGAAACCTAATATCGTTCCTTCTAGTTTTAATTCACAAGTTAACGTTTACTTAAATCCAATCAATGGTATTATTACCTTTTTGGCTGGCACCGAATTGAATTTTGATTTAATGGGCACAGGATCTCCAAATGCTATCCGCACTATTGTTAATTATACTTATCAGGTTGCTAATATTCCAGGTGATGACAGCACTCAGGGATCTGGTAGAATGACCGTTTGGTTTAATAGAATGTTTTTCCAAACTGATCAATATGAAACTAATCAACAATATGCTGTGCGTGCTAACTTATTTGTTAGTGAAACAGGTTTCTTAACTAGTAGAAAGCCAAGTAATATTCATCCGGCTGTTGGTATGGTCACTGCACCACCAACTCCAATGAATCCTATGATAGAAGTGTTGTGGTTCTAAAGGTAAAATACCTGCATATTCTTTTATTTAGTGTAAGCTTTCTATATTACGGCATAATATAGACAAAATCTATTTATTGAGGCTATGCAATGACTTTTAAACACGGAAAATTTGAAGATTCTGCTACGATGCGTTCCCTAATTAAGATCGCTGAGCAAAAAGGTTGGGTACAATCTGAGCCTCTTAAGAAGACTGCTTCGACTAGTTTAGACCTATCCCCTACCTCCAGTTTAACTGAAAACGTTCTTAAATTGTGTGCAGGCTTGAGACAGTCTGGCATGCACAAGTACGCCGATGAGGTGGAAAAGAATTTCTTCAATTACAAGAGAGCTTCTGACATTTATGATGTAAGCGGTGAGGAAGGTAAAGACTTAGTTGATGCCGCTCATCCAGATGGTAGTCACAAAATTGAAGGCATTGAGGGTGATGCCGTTATTGAAACTATTCTAGATCAACATTTGAAAGATGTAGAAATGGTTAACAAGAAACCTACTGGAAAACTTACCAATGCTCAAGATATCTTAAGAGCCGTTAAGGTTGTTTTGGCAGATGATCAAGAGAAGATGAACGCACTAATGGAAACAATACGTCGTCGTGCTAATACCATTACTGCTTTAACTGAAAGTGAATTATCAGCTTCATGGTCTCATTTTTCTGAACCAATTTCTGTACTTACTCAAGATCCAACTATTGATAATTTGAAAAAAATTCTAAAAATGATGAGCAATCAAGCTTATAGATTAAAGCCGGGTCTTGTAATGGGGCTTACTGAAGACACTTGGGCTAAAGTGGCTCCACAAATTAATAGTATCATTACTGCCGCTTCACAAGCTCTTACTCTTAGAACTCAAATGCAAGATGTTGCTGGACAAAAACTTTTGGGAGATGAAATTGCTGGTGGAGAAAAGAAAGAAGCTCCATCGGAAGAAAATAAGACTCCTAGAATGGGCACTGATCCATATCCAGAAGCCACTAAGTTATCTCAGCAATTAGAAAAAGCATTGGGAACATTACGCGGATATAAAGCCAGTATTAATTCTGATCCAGATTTGAAGGATAAGCCTGCCGATAAAGCTGCCGCTATTGCTTGGTTAGATAACAAAACACAACAAGTCAATACTGTTAAGTCTCAATTAGCTGAGTCAGCAGGAAGTGAAGAGGTAAATAATATTGCTCCAAGTTTGTTAATTACTCTACAAAAGATTACTTCCAGCTTTGCAGCTTTCCAGAAAGAATGGATAGGATAAAATGACTTCCAAATCTGATATGGTAAAATTGATTAAAAAGTACGCTGAACTGCCAATGCCAAGGCGTTCTGGTGGACCTA